GTACGCGTACTGGCCGCTGACAATATCGACAACAGCACTAAGCAGAGTTGGCAGAAGCTGATCGACGCGGACCTCCGCATGGCTGGTACCGGCAGCACTCTTTCCCCCCGGGATAAGTTCGATTACGACTGCTGCCTGTACGCGCTCCTGCATCGCCAGCTTGAGCCGGCTCAGTGGGATGTTCTGGTCGCTAAGTACTCGACTCACAAGGCAAACAAAGTCGCCGCCATCGGTCGCCTGGTGGCTCGGATGACTTCCCCGGCGCCGCAGTTGTTCATCTATAAGGCGCTCACCGCGTGGGCAATCCCGAAGCTTAAGGGCGTCCAAATCGGCAAGCGCTCCACCGACATGATCGTATTGCCCGCCGAGTTCTACGACATGAACACCTGGGACCTCGCCGGTTCTCCGGAGCGCACTCGCCGCAACTGGCGCGGTGTTATTCACAAGCGTCTGGAGCAGTTAGAAGAGGCTGCTGTGATCCGGGCCACCGAGATTTTCGATCTGGAAGAAATCTTCGTAGACGCCGCTTGACCATGATGGCCGAATGGCCGTAAATTAACCCCATCATGTCGATCTTGCGCGTTATGAGAGACGACACAAAAGCCCAGGCAAACGCTGGGCTTTTTGCTTTCCATCAGATGTGAAATCATCTAGCTCTACTTTACTGATGGGGCATGTGATGGATCGCGGCACGCAAATTGAAATCAGCAACATGGCTGATGCGGTTGAAAACATGGCAACGCAGCAGTTCGCAAATGATCGTTCTTGCAATGCTCCTTTTGAAACAACCATTTGTTACGGGGACACCCACCCAGACCGAATTAGACTGGTCTGTGAGGGGTTGCGGTTGAGTCTATGCGAGGTGTACGCGGCATCAAGAGTTCATGTGAGCATCGAAGATTCAGGCTACTCGGTGCGAATTGACCGAACCTGATTGCTCATTTCGTGAAAGCCCGACCAATGTGTCGGGCTTTTTTGTTACTGGACACCGCTCATTGAATCTCGATCTTGGTGATCCCGTTCTCCACTAGCGCTTGCTGGCAGGTTAAGCCAGGTTTTACACCGAATCCTTCAATCAGGCAGATGGTGCGACAAGCGAAGTCGAGTTGTGTTTCGTCTTTAGGCTCGTACTTGGCAACTGGTATTTCGCAGGTCTCTCCGCTTGGTCTTTGATATGTGATCTTCCGTATCGGCATTTCGCATTCCTCCTATGAGTTCACTCAAATTTTGTAGTTGCAGAAAAAACTTTCTTCGCAGGGCTGGCTTGCGAAGCTCCCGATTCATAACTCCCTCCGCGGGAGGATCTGAGATGTCTAATATGCCTGATAAACCAGATACTTGGCTGCTTGTCCTCGCCTGGTTGACTCAGCATTCTCCTACAATCTATGCCGGTGCACTCTCTTTCGTGGTTGGTGCGTTGCGGATGATCTATGGCGGTGGAACACGACGACAGGCGCTGCTTGAGGCCTCTCTTTGCACCCTGATCACCATTGGCTTAATTCCGTTGCTTGAGTACTTCGGGTTGCCACAGAACTTCGCCACGGCGGCTGGTGTATTCATCGGTTTTCTAGGGGTTAAGAAGATCGCCGATCTTGCTGATCGGTTCGCTGATTTCAAATTTCCCAAGCGGCAGGAGTGACCTATGCAACTGATCGACAACTGGAAACAAGCGCTGAGCATGACCAGCGTTCAGGCTGGTGGTGCAATCGCAGCGCTTGGTGTAGCTGAGCAGCTGATGCCATCGCTTCAGGCGGTGTTGCCACCGATTGCCTATGGCGTTCTGGGCCTCCTGGTGATGATTGCCCGAGTCGTGCTGCAACCGAACTTGATCAAGTAATGGCAAGACCAGATAGCTTTCATCACTTCAACGATGGTCGAGGCAGGCGCCGGCTCTACGTCAACGGCAACGAGATCGAGCGTGTCATTTGGTGCCATACGTCTCGGGGCATTGCTGTGTTCTGTCCTTATCCAATCCGCATCAGGCGTGCAGGCGATGAGATCTACACCCGACGCCTTCGCGGAACAGTTACCGTCGAGCGTACAGGCTGATGTCTTGCGGTGGCTGTGCCGCACGGCGTGAGTGGCTCAAGAAATGGAGTGGCATTGCATATGAGCGAGCAGCTCAGCTCCTTGGCAAGCCTGCTGTCCCAAGTGCTGGCCGAGCAGAAGCAGCAGACAACGATCCTCAACAGGATGGCCGAGCAGCAACTACTGCTGATCCAGGCACTGGCAGAGGACCAGGGTGAGCAAGACCCTGATGCGATGCCGTTGACCTACATGGATGGGAGCTTGGTCAATGAGTAGGTTGACCACGCTCAAGTCTCGAATGACCCAGGTCGAGGGCCCCAAGCTCGGGAAGCTGACTCCCTCAGAAGGGGCGGGCGTTTGGGGTTCAGGCCGAGGCGGCCGTCCATGGCGGCGTAAGCGCGAGTCGATCCTGCTGCGTGACAAGTACACCTGCCAGAAATGCGGCACGGTTACGCTAGACCTCGAAGTCGACCACATCGTCAACATTGCCCAAGGCGGCAATGACGATGATGCAAACCTCCAAGCGCTTTGTGTGCCCTGCCACCAAGCCAAGACGGCAAACGAGGCGGCGCAGGGCGGCGGTTGGTAACTGGCACGTCAGTGGCGTGCCAGATATTCGAAAAACGCACCATTTTGGTGTGGCACGTCACAAGCCCGCGGGGCGGGTCGAAACCATGGTCCCTTTTGTGTCGGACACCGCCCCCGACCGCACGCAGAGATTTTTTCCCCCTCACAGGATTTTGTTAAACATGGCACTCACCTCCAAGAAGCGAGCTTTCATCGTCGCCGTGAGGGACGGTGCGTCCAATAAAGAGGCCGCGATCGCCGCCGGCTGTTCGCCGAAGACCGCGTCCGCCGCCGGCTCCAGGCTGGCAAAAGATGCCGATGTCGTTCGCGAACTCCACAAGCTGAACGCGCTTTTCCCGGTCTCCGGCGATGTTAAAGCCGATGTTAATCGAGATGTTAAACCCACCTGCACCAAGGCTGTTCCTCGCGAGCCGAAGCGCGCGGACGAGTACATCCCGAAAGCGCTTCGGCAGCCTCAGGCGCACGTCGAACAGCACGACCCCGAAGAGGGGTTCGGTCGGGTGTACACCGATCCGAAAGACTATTTGCTCGACGACATGAATGATCCCTTACTTGATCGGAAAGACCGGCGTGACGCCGCGAAAGCGCTCATGCCTTTCCTCCATGCCCGAAAAGGCGAGGGCGGCAAGAAGGAAGAGCGTCAGAAAGCGGCAGAACAAGCGGCCAGCAAATTCAGCCGACAGGCTCCTCCAAAACTGGTAGCAACGAACGGTAAGCAGGTATAGCGATGAAATGGACAACCGCATGCCCGGACTGGGAAAGGCGGTTGATCCGTAAGCAGTCGATCATTCCGCCGCCTATTTTCGTTGAAGAGGCCGACCGGGCCCTTCAGATCTTCAAGGAACTCAAGGTTCCAGACCTTCCCGGCAAACCGCGGATGGCCGACTGCTGCGATGAGTGGGTATTTGATTTTGTCAGGGTGATCTTTGGCGGCTATGACTCCGAGACAGGCAAGCAGCTAATTCGTGAGTACGGCCTTCTCATCAGCAAGAAGAATACGAAATCCACTATTGCCGCCGGCATCATGCTGACAGCGCTCATTCTATGTTGGCGCGAAGAAGAAGAGCACTTGATCCTGGCTCCGACCCGAGAGGTGGCGGATAACGCCTTCAAGCCGGCCGCCGCAATGGTTCGTGCCGACGAAGAGCTGTTGGCTATGTTTCACGTACAGGACCACATTCGCACGATAACTGACCGCACTACTCGGAACAGTCTGAAGGTGGTGGCTGCAGATACGGATACGGTTTCCGGTAAAAAATCGGGAAAGGTTCTGGTGGATGAGCTTTGGGTCTTCGGGAAAAAGCCTGGCGCAGAAGCCATGTTTATGGAGGCATTGGGCGGGCAGGTATCAAGGGATGAGGGTTGGGTAATTTACCTGACCACTCAAAGCGATACGCCGCCAGCGGGAGTTTTCAAGGAACGGCTTCAGTACTGGCGCGATGTTCGTGACGGAGTAGTTGAGGATCGAAAGACGTTGGGGATTCTGTACGAATTCCCTCGGGAAATGATCAAGGACAAGTCCTACCTGCTTCCCGAGAACTTTTATATCACCAACCCCAACATAGGTCGATCCGTCAGCGCTGAGTGGCTGGAAGACCAACTTCGAAAAAAAATGGGCGCCAGTGATGGATCGCTACAGATATTCCTGGCCAAGCACCTGGACGTAGAGATCGGTCTCGCACTGCGGTCAGATCGATGGGCAGGTGCGGACTTCTGGGTTGCAGCAGCCGTGCCGGTGTTGACGCTCGACATGCTGATTTCAATGTCGGAAGTGATTGATGTAGGTATTGACGGCGGTGGCTTGGACGACTTGTTGGGCTTCGCCGCAGTAGGTCGAGACAAGCGCACGCGTGACTGGCTGGTCTGGACGCACGCCTGGGCCCACCCCTCAGTGCTTGAGCGCCGAAAGGCGGAAGCGCCTCGGTTTCACGATTTCGAGAAGGACGGCGATTTGACGTTGTCCACCCGAATTGGTGACGACGTGGCGGACGTCGCCGACCTTGTCGAGCAGATCGAGGCGTCCGGGCTGCTCGACAAGGTTGGCTGCGACCCGGTGGGCATTGGCGCGATCTACGACGCCATGATTGAGCGAGAGATTCCAGCGGAGAAGATTGTTGCGATCAGTCAGGGCTGGAAGCTGGGAGGAGCCATAAAAACCGCTGAGCGTAAGCTCGCCGAGGGCGGCCTGAAGCACGGAGGCCAACCGCTGATGGCCTGGTGCGTAAGCAACGCAAAGGTCGAGCCGCGGGCCAACTCCATCCTGATCACCAAGCAGGCCAGCGGGTCGGCCAAGATTGACCCCTTGATGGCTCTATTCAACGCAGTGACCTTGATTTCCTTGAACCCCGAAGGCCGGGGGAATGACGACTTCATGGCCGCCATTCGGAATCCGATCATCGTATGAACCCATTGCTCATTTTTACTATCACCGCCTTGATGGGGTTCGGCTTGGCGGTAGCTGGCGTGTATGTCCTGCTCGGCTTGGGCTGGGCATTATTGGCTGGGGCAGCCTCGTTGCTTCTCATCGCTGGTTTTTTACGCAAGGGGCTGACAAGTGACTAAATCCTTATCGGTCGTAATAGGTCGCGCCGCCAGAAAGCCCAGTGCTTCCCTGGGTGAGTGGTTTGGAAAGTCCATCAAGCTGAGTGATGGCGGGTTCTGGGGGCAGTTCCTCGGCGGCCAGTCCAGTTCAGGCAAGACAGTAAACGTCGACAACGCAATGCAACTTTCGGCGGTGTGGTCCTGCGTCAGGATTATTTCAACGTCGGTCGCAGGGCTTCCGCTTGGCGTATATCGCCGCGAAGCCGATGGGGGCCGCGAGGACGCCCGTGATTTTGGTCTATACGACGTGATCCACAACAGCCCCAACGAGGACATGACCGCATTCCAATTCTGGCAGGCGATGGTGGCCGCGATGCTGCTGCGCGGAAACGCCTTTGCAGAGATCCTGCGTATCGGTTCCCGCATTGTGGCCTTGGATTTTCTCCTGCCCTCACGGGTTGACCTGGATGTCGATGACGACGGGCGCATCACCTATTGGTATCGACCCCGGAAGGGCGCTCGCAGACAGATCGATCGGCAGGACATGCTACATATTCCCGCCTTCAGTCTGGATGGTCGGGTAGGTCTCTCAGCGATCCGTTACGGCGCTGACGTCTTTGGTGCTGCAATGTCCGCCGATGATGCTGCCAATGGCACATTCAAGAATGGGCTGTTGCCAGCGGTTGCCTTCAAGGTTGACCGAATCCTAAAGCCGGAACAGCGTGAAGAGTTCCGCGACTATGTAAAGCAGATATCGGGGGCACTGAACGCAGGGCGCTCACCGGTACTGGAGCAGGGGATTACCCCAGAGTCCATCGGGATCAACCCGGTGGATGCTCAGCTGCTGGAATCGAGAGGCTATAGCATTGAAGAAGTGTGCCGCTGGTTTGGGGTGCCACCTTGGATGGTTGGTAAGACGGATGCGGGCAGCAACTGGGGTACCGGCCTGGAACAGCAGATGATTGCGTTCCTGACCTTCAGCATCAGCTCGATCACCAATCAGATTCAACAGTGCGTGAACAAGCGACTGCTGACGCCAGTAGAGCGTCAGACTTATTACGCTGAGTTCTCCTTGGAAGCTTTCCTCAAGGCAGATAGCGCGGGCCGTTCGGCCTGGTACAGCCAGATGACCCAGAACGGGATCATGACCCGCGATGAATGCCGAATAAAAGAGAACCTTCCACGTCATGGCGGCAACGCTGCAGTGCTCACCGTGCAAACCAACTTGGCCCCGATAGATCAGCTGGGCAAGTCAACCGATAGCCAGGCCGCCCAGGCGGCCTTAAAAAGCTGGCTTGGCCAGACCCAGGAGTGACCATGCAGCTGAACATCAAGGCTGGCAGCTTTCGCTGTGAGCTGAGCCCTCGTGCGCTCGATATGTGGAACCCTGACCTTCGCGCCGCGCTGGAGGCCGGTACCGACACCATCACCATGTACGGCATTATCGGTGAGGACTGGTATGGAGAGGGTGTGACGCTCAAGCGCGTAGATGCCGCGCTGCGAGCGATTGGTGACAAGCCTGTCACGGTGTACATCAACTCCCCTGGCGGCGATATGTTCGAAGGCATCGCAATCTACAACCGTCTGCTCGAGCATTCGCAAGAGATCACTATAAAGGTGCTCGGATTGGCTGCCTCTGCCGCGTCCGTGATCGCCATGGCAGGCGCTCAGCGGGAAGTGGCCAAGACGGCATTCCTGATGATCCATAACTGCTGGACGTACTTCGCCGGCAACCGGCACGCAATTCGCGAGCTGGCGGACACTATGGAAGAATTCGACCGAGCGATGATCAGCCTGTATGCCGATACCAGCGGCCAAGACGAAAAGACTGTCGAAAAAATGCTTGATGCAGAGACCTACATGAACGGTTCGAACGCCGTTGAAAAGGGCTTCGCCACAGGCCTTATTTCCGCCACCGAGGTGACGGAGGCGCCCGACGAAGAGCAGGCTCAAGCGCATTCGGCTCGCAAGTTGGACGCGGCCCTGGCCAAATCCGGCATGTCCCGTAGCGAGCGTCGAAAACTCATTTCCGAAATCAAGACCGGCACGCCGAGCGCTGTCGGCGGCGACACGCTTCGCGCTGTCGTTCCGGGTATGCCAAGCGCTGCCCTTGATCTATCCGCGTTTGAAGAAACCGCAAGCCAGGCGTCAGCGCTACGGAGTCTTATTCCCCTCCGCTAAACGACTGAAATCACAATCGACTATTAACCGCCCGAGAGGCGGTTTTTTCATTTCTGAAAGGACCAAACCATGCCTGTAGATCTTTCCGCAATTGAAGCTTCTCAGAAGCAAACCCAGGCCGACCTGAAAGCCGTCGGCGACCAGATCAAAACTTATGCAGAGCGCACCGAGAAGGAAATCAAGGCCTCCGGTGAAATGCAGGCTGAAACCCGTGGCAAGGTGGATGAACTGCTGATGAAGCAGGGCGAGCTGCAGGCCCGTATGCAGGAAGCGGAGCAGAAGCTGGTCAATGCTGGCAAGGAACATGAGCCCGGCGTGCAGCAATCCGCTGGCGACCTGGTCGCGACCAAGATGGCCGAGGAGGGTGTGACCAGTTCGTTCCGTGGTTCCCGTCGTGTTGAAGTGCCTCGCGCTGCCATTACTTCCGTACCAACTTCGGGCGGGGCGCTGGTTCAGCCAGAGCGCGTAGGTGTGATTCTCGCGCCGCAGCGTCGCCTCACCATCCGCGACTTGGTTGCCCCGGGCACGACTGGCAGCAGCTCGGTCGAATACGTTCGTGAAACAGGGTTTACCAACAACGCCGCGATCGTCGGCGAAGGCCTGTCTAAGCCGTACAGCGAACTAACATTTGCGCTTGAAAACGCAAATGTGCGCACCATCGCGCACCTGTTCAAAGGAAGCCGTCAGATCCTCGATGATGCCGCTGCACTGCAAAGCTACATCGATGCGCGCGCTCGCTATGGCCTGCTGCTGGCTGAGGAAGCTCAGTTGCTCTATGGCAACGGCACCGGAAACAACCTGAAGGGCATCATTCCCCAGGCTCAGGCCTATGCGGCTCCCGCTGGCATCGTGGTCGAGGCCGAACAACGCATCGACCGAATTCGCCTGGCGCTGCTGCAAGCCATGCTGGCCGAGTTTCCATCTACCGGCATTGTCCTCAATCCAATCGACTGGGCTGCCATCGAATTGCTGAAGGATGGCGAAGGTCGCTACATCATCGGTAAGCCGCAGGACGGCACCACGCCGCGCCTGTGGAACCTGCCTGTAGTCGAGACCCAGGCCATCGTTCAGGACCAATTCCTGGTTGGCGCCTTCAGCCTGGCCGCGCAGATCTACGACCGCATGGGGATCGAGGTACTGATTTCCACCGAGAACGCCGACGACTTCGAGAAAAACATGGTGTCGATCCGTGCCGAAGAGCGTCTGGCTTTCGCCGTGTATCGTCCGGAAGCGTTCGTCACTGGTCCCTTGACCGAAGCCTGATCCCTTTGCAACAGAGTGCCGTCCTCGGGCGGCCTCGCTGATTTTGGAGATATGAAATGGCCCGTGAAAACACTAGCCCCAGCACCAAAGAAGCGACCATTCAGATCGAGTCGAGCACCGAGGCTGATGCCAAATCCGTCCAGCCCGAAGTAGACAATGCAGAAATCATCATCTATCCGTTGCGCAGTTATCTGGACGGCCAGGAAATCCGTCGTGCTGGCGGTGAGGGTTACAAGTCTCCGAAGCATGACGCGGTATCGTTAATCGCCGCCGGCTTGGCCACCGACACCAACCCGAAGTCGTGAGATGAACGCCATATCGATCGACGAAGCAATGCAGCATCTGCGTGCAGAGGAAGACGATCGTGCGCATGTGGAGCTGCTTCTCGCAGCAGCAGAAGACAGTGCTGAACAGTTCCTGAATCGTAAGTTTTACGCGGACGCCGGTGCACTGGCGCAGGCGGTATTGGCGGGTGATGCTGGCAAAGATCCCATTCTAGTCAATCCGTCAGTGCGAGCTGCCTGCCTATTGATTCTCGGTTCGCTGTTTGAAAATCGAGAGGATGTTGCGGCGGGGGCTTCTTTCAGTGAGTTGCCCTTGGGATCTCGTTCATTACTCACGCCTTATCGAGTGGGCTGGGGGATCTGATGCGCTCAGGAAAACTGCGTCACCGTATTACATTTCAATCCTCAGGTTTGGCGCAGGATCCTGTTACGGGCGAAATGATCCAGGGCTGGACAACGGTGTGGGACAAGGTTGCGGCGTCAGTCACCCCTCTAAGTTCTCGCGATCTGTTCGCCGCTCAAGCCGGCCAGTCTGAAGCCACCGGTCGCATGGTTATCCGATACCGCCCTGGCGTACTGCCGACGATGCGCATTCTGCACCGTGGCGATATCTACAATATCCCGGGTCCGCCCTTGCCCGATCCTGAGTCCGGCTTGGAGTACTTGACCATCCTGGTGGCGAAGGGAGTGAATGATGGCTAACGGTA